ATCGGGTACAACCGAGCCGCCTCACGGCGGTCGAGCTCGTGGGGAAGCGTTATGCTGCCCCCACCGTGAACGAAGCGCTTCACGGACATCCGCGTCTCACGACGCGCGGTGAACGGCTTAGCAGAATCTGCACCCTGCAATGCCGCGTACCTGTAAGCCACATTGAAACCAGTGGCTGCCTCGATCTCACTATCCATTACGGATTTGAGACTCATACCGTACCATCCCCTGCATTGCCATGTATGGCACCACAGGGGGTGTGATGGTAAAGCATGCCCATCGAACCTCCCATCAATTGCCTCGTCGGTTTCATCGGCCATTGGCCGAACCAGCGGAGCAAGAAACGGTTTAAACCAGGTTTTACAACACCTGGAGAGGTCCTCGGCAATCGCAGAATTCGCGATCCGAGAGATGGCATTATAGGCACGAATCCTGTTGTGCGTTGTGCTCAACAAGTCGTCCAGATACACCGGTCGAACCGGTTTACCGCTGTGCCAATCTGCTCCACAAGACTCCCGAAACGGTCCAAAACAAAAGGACTTATCCGGGTTCAACTCAAAACCGAAATAGCGCAGATATTCTTGCACTACGCCGGATTCATTCTGTCGCACGATCACGTCATCACCATAGACCCTAAAGTCATGTGGTGTTTTTGTATACGTGTGTGCGGCAGAACATATTGAGGCGAATATTAAAGTCTCGAGCGGGAAGCAGTACCCATTGCCCATTGATACAAACCCCGAGTATTTTGTCGGAGTCTCGTTCTCCAACCGCCAAGAAGGCGATCGGAGCGAGTTAAGCATCTCGAACCACGCTGGTGGAAGCAGTTCCCGAACTAATTCGGTATAAATGCTTCCGGACGCGTTTTTAAGGTCCATGGTGCAATAGGGATTTGAACCACCCAAGCTGCCAGCTTGCGCAAGCAGTTGGTTAGGCTTCTGGTCCGTGAGGTCAAGTTTGACCTTCCGGAGCATGGCCTTCAAGCTCTTATCAACGGCCAATTGCAGCCATTGATTAAGCAGGGGTTCTGACGCAATTGTACGGTCACAATCACTGTCTTTGGGCACAAATGCAACTTTGTTGTAGTCTACGACTAATAAGCGGGCGCGCATGCGACGATCGAATTCTTCAGGATCGACGCACACGATGTCACTCCCCAGGAACGTTACCGTATCCTGATCTCGCGAGTTGCGAGTGAGTCCTAATAGCTCCCAGAACATCGGGAAACGTTTGGCCGCGGTTAGTACGTACGGGATTGCAGCAGGCGTTACAGTCCACCTCTCGCTTAGTAATTTC